CTTCGGTTTCCGCTTCAACTAATACTGTGAAGTAATTAACTTCCGAACATTCGACTCTAAATTGATTCATTACGCCACCTCCAAATCAGATAGGAAGCACTCAACTGTCATCATTTCATAGTCAATGATGTCTGTCATAATAACAGCATAGTTATTGATTGGTTCACATATTACAACGTGACCAGTTAAGTCATCATGTATTTTTGACTTGACGTTAGTTCCAACTTTGATCATAATGAAATTTGTTTGTTATACTATTATTATAGTCATCACTGGCAATAAAACAACCAGCAGATGTGACACTAATTTAACTGTCACAAACTTCCTCCGTAACTCCGATTAGTTCATGCCCATCAGTAAAATCTGATATATCATAATATTGATAGTTTCCATTTTGAAACTGTAGGCGAGCATCTTCTTCATTCTCAGCATAAATTTCAACATTAGCATAAGAAATGAATTTCTCTTCAAAGATAAATTTTTTCATAGTTACCACTCTGCTTTTGGTTGTTTTGCCCTTGCTGCTAGCAATTTCCTTTCATGATCTACTTTTATATCCTCTAGTATGTCATGCACTTCAAATAAATCCTCGAAATCCTCTAACAATTCACTATCTTGATAGTCAACTGAAGTATTAACAATAGATTCTACTTTGCCATCAAGATACTCAAATAGAGTATCAAATTGTTTATCAGTTAATGTAATTGTTCTCATGGCAAATAAGTCTCCTTTGCGGCGCAAATAGCATCAAATAAATTGTCAAATGTTTGGGGGTCAAAGTCATCACTCTCATTAAGATAATCAATTATCTCATCTTGAGAGCACATGATGTTGTATAAGTGGTCATACTGCCCTGTAGTTAGAGTAATAATATGTCTAACTTTGTTTGATTTAGTTTTCATTTGCGAAATCCTCCCATAGAACTGAACCGCCGTAAAATGTTTTGTCATAACCATACCTGATAACAAGTATGTCTCTGACTCTCTCTCTATCGAGTGAGTCGCCATCGCCCCAAGTAAAATACTCATCATTACGTCTAGTTATCTCATGTAGATAATCATAGATAGCACCGAGAATGTCTACTTTATCAACTTGTTTGTCTGTATCGACATTAAATAGAGGATATAATGCCTCTTTTTTGTCGCCATAGAATGAATAAACATAGTCAACAAAGTCTGTTAACATATCGTTGAGTTTGGTAGATGATTGACCTGAGTTCATAGAAACCTCGTTTGATATACTTCATTATAATCGGTGGATAGAAGTAATCCACCGATAGTGTGCCACTTTTTTAAGTGGTTTAAAAGTTTTGACTAAAGATATGCCCGTCACTACACTCTACATAATCATAGTCTAGGTTATCCCAACTTGCTTTCCAATCTATCTCTATCCAACTTGGCATATCTCTAGGAACATCGCCGCAATCCTCTGCTATTTGTTGAGCGAACTCAGCGCCACTCTCATAACAACCCATATAGGCGTCACGGCAACTTGATATGCTTTCAATATCAAAGACATCTAGAAATGCTTCAACAACACCTATTCCAATGTCATCTACCATATCGGCATACTCTTCAAAATATAATTTGAATTTTTCTTCTCCAAATCTTTCAACAAAATCAACAAGTTGATCTTCATCCCAACCGAATGTATTCTCTAGGAACTCTTCGATTTGAGTTTGTGTCTCTTCGCTGTATGATGTGTAGAGTGGCATAATAAAAAAGAATAAAGTGATTAGAGGACTTATAAGAATAAGAGCGAATCATTGATCTGCGCCTCTATACTATACATTATAATAGACACACTACACTTGGCATCCACCTAGTAGACACTAATTAAACTGGCACACTAATACATTGCCATGTTCGATTCCCATATTATTGTATCGTCATGTTTATTTTTTCTTCTTTTAATTAATTCTAATTCATGCCAATTTGATTCAAAACAACATAGGCATACATGAATACGCTTATGTAGAAATGTAGTCAAGTCACAATCTGGGCGAGGTTTAGTAGCAATCTCGATAGAGATATATCTCGCAGGCGTTTGCCAACCTTTTTTCTTTTCTGATTTATTGGCAACAAAATATACCCAACCTTTATGGACTTGACCTAACTCTGTAGTCCATACTACATAGTCGTTGACTCGTGGATTATAACCAACGCTCATTTTGTAGTGTCCACTTTGTAACGTCTCGTAGTCTCTCAACTACAGTAGCATCAGGTGTCCACCCTAAATCTCGCATCTTACTGCCGTCTAGTGCGTAACGTAAGTCATGGCCTGGCCTTGATGAGTGAAAGTCAACCATTTCATATTTCAATTTCTTATCTTGTGCTTGAGCAATTATCTGAGCAAGTTTTAGATTATCTAACTCTTCAGCACCTACGATATTAAACTTAGGGCATTTAGCATTGCCCCATGATTTATCAAATGTACCTTTATAATTGATTAGAAACAATACAGCACTTGCAACATCATCAGCGTGTATATAGTGTCTTGAGCCAGGCGTAGTTCTAGTTTTGTCACTATGGATAGTAACCTTCTCATTATCTCGTATCTTACGAATACACATAGGTATAAACTTCTCTGGGTGTTGTCTCTCGCCAAATACATTCATAGTGTGAGTTATATAAACTGGTAGTTGATATGTATTCTCGTATGCAACTGCTAATTCTTCTCCGCCTGCCTTGGTAGCACTATATGGATTTGTAGAATTATATCTATCATTCTCTTGATACTTAATACCATCAGGAGCTGGCCCAAATACTTCATCAGTACTAAAATATAAGAATCTTTCGAGGTGGTCGAGTGATCTCGCAAAGTCTAATATATTACAAGTTCCCACCACATTATCCATCACAAATTCCATTGGATAATCAATACTTCTATCTACATGAGAGCCAGCAGCAAGATGTAGAATATAATCTACCTTACCAATTTCACGTCTTACGAGTGGATTTAATTCTGCCTTGAGATCATGAAATACTACCTTGACTCTCTTTCTCTCATTCGGCGAACACTCATGTAATAAAATATCATTGAGACGATTGAGATTGCCACTATAGTCAAGTCTATCAAGTGTGACTATATTCCAATCTGTTTGGATTAGAATACGGGCGATCAAATGATGTGCTATGAATCCAGCACCACCAGTAATCAATGCAGTTTTCATCTGTTAGTTTCGTCTTCGATAGATAAAGTTTCTGAACCATCATCTTCAAATTGAATAAAGAGCCATTGATATGACTCATCATCGCCAAGTGAAAATTCCTCAAAGATAGCGTGTGCTTCATCAAACATTTTCATATCTACGAGTTCAGTTAATCTCTGACAGTAGTGGTTTTCAATTTGAGTAATGCACTCTTCTTTGTCTTTGTCCATGATTATGTATAATAGGGTGCGAGAAACAAAAATCATAACTAAGATGATTTTGTTTCCCCATTGACATTATAGAGCATCTAAGTCAGAATGGCGAGCCCTGTGTTTAGGTTTATCAACTGTCACAGTTGGTGTGTATTCATAACCATATTTGTTAAGATACTCTTCAAACTGATCATCAGGCACTCTGCCTTCCCAATACTCCTTCTCAGTATAAACTCTTTTAGTTTCAATTAATTTCTCAGTTTCTATCTCATCACTCTCATCAGCATTTGTATGATGTGTGACTTCTTTTAAAGTTTTAAGATAATCTAAAACGTGTTGTCTTATTTCCATAAGTTGTTCATAACAACCTTGATTATGAGCACAACCACGCAAATCGTGATCAGGTTTTAATACTGACTCTGTGAATAGAGATAATGCTCTATCATATTTGATAGCTGGTGTTTCTTCCCCAACTGAGGCTTGGTCTTTCATTGTAATAAGATAGTAATTTTACTAATTGCTATTGTCGCTAGAAAACATAACATGATTACAACATCAAATTGTTTATGTTTGATATAAAAGGGCATACAAATAACATCAGCAATAACGTGAATAATTGCACCATAGAGTGTTGATATATGTAGTATAACAAAATATGCAACAATAATCAAGCAAGAACCAGTAATTCTACCAGCAACTAATAAATTCATTTAATTAATTGTTTACTATTGAGATTGCTGGTTCGCCTTTGTTGAATACAGTATCAACAACTGCTTCAACTTTGCGAGCAGTGCTAATTCCAACTTTGCTATAGACAGGTATGCAAACTAAACCAAACGTCTTTGTGGCGCCTCCTAGACGTATCACACGACCAATAGTTTGACTTATACCTATGTAGTCCATACTTCTAAGAAATAGAACTGCTTCCAATCCATTGACATTGATACCCTCAGATAGAATACTATGATGTAATACAACAAACTTTTTAGTTGTATCTCTACCCCAAGCATTAAGAGTATTAAAGAACTCTTCTCTATCAACCTTTTCGCCATCTACAATAGCGCCAGTTTTAGATGTGATAGTCAACCATGAATAACCACGATCTGCTAACTCTTCAATGAAATCTGTTTGAGATAATAGAGCAATGATTTGTTTAGTTGACTTAGCACATATCAATACCTTATTCTTACATATATTATCAATCGAGTCAATCATCTGTTCGCAATCACGCTCAGCAACTAACTCATCTTTATGTAGTATTCTTGATTGATAAACTTCAACTTTAGGTGGTAATATGTAACCTTCTTTAACTAACTGTGGAGCAGGCACTTGACATAATACATTACCATACTCTGGCCAGTTCATACCCGCCTTGACAGGAGAGCGACTATGCTTTGGTGTAGCAGTAAAGAAGTAACATCTTTGAGCAAGATGAGAGAAGTGTTCAGTAGCAGGGAAAAAGTTTTTCTGAACTGAATTATGTGCCTCATCAAAATAGATAGTATCAACTTCAATATCAAGTGACTCTTGTATCTTGTGTAGTGAATGATATGTTGTAAAGATTAAGATATTCTTGACACTATTATGATACCAGTTCTCAAGTACATCAGTTTTAGTTGTACTGAAGTGATGTGTCTCTCCACTATGAACATGAGCAACATCAACATCAGTAATAAACTCTAAGAACTCTGCTGATAATTGATTTGCAAGTAAGATACGAGGAGCAACAACAACAATAGTTTTTGATACGCTATTCATATCAAATCTGTACTGAGCATCTTCAATCATACACATTGTCTTACCACCACCAGTAGGCACAAGTATCTTGCCTTTTGGTTCTGTTGTCATCAACTGTAT